GTATTTAAAGGAAACAAGAAAAAGTAAAAATTCTTGTTTTTTTATAAAAAAAGTATTGACAAATAAATAAAAATGTGGTATTATTATATTATAGAAGTGCAGTGTAATAGACCTTTGATGGTGCTATTGGAAGCATAGGGAAGAAACCTTATGCTTTTTTTGTTAGAAATTAGGAGATAATATGAGAAAAAAGAAATGGACTTTGTATTTATATTATAATGGAGTATTAATTGCAAAGAAAAGAATTAATGAAAACGAAGAACCTGCTAAAAACAGTTATGTTTGCATGACACATTTTAAAAAGAAAATATTTGGGGCAAATAGAGCAGGAGTAATAGTGAGACCAATAAGGTTATTAAAAAATGATGAAAACAAAAGAAGAACATATTGGGGAACTACCTTTGAAACAGGAATAGAAATTTAAAGAAAGGAGTTAGAATATGTTAGGCAATTTAAGACATTTTAATCCATTACAAGCACCTTATATCAAAGTAAATGTCAAAGTTGTTAATCCAGGAACAACAAATGGAAAGCCAAATATAAAAGAAGATGAAAAATATGTATTAGCACCATCTGCAAAAAAGATAGGTACTTATATAAGAAACCAATTATTTGGTAGCGACCTTCTAACACAAACAGAAGGACTTGATATAAATTGGTTAATGCCAACATTAGCAGAAGCATTAGAATTATCAGTATATGAAGGCGAAAGTTTTATATATATACATAAATTTGATGGCAAAGTATATTTAGAATGTATTAAAAAATGTGATATTCATAATCTAGTACAAAGATATGACAAAATAATAAGTTGTGATATTATACAAGATTTTGAAGGAAAAGAATATGACTATTGTTTAAAAAGACATATAGAACTTAAAAATGGAAATACTGAATTAACATTTAGTGCATTTAGAAAAGATAAAAAAGGCGAAAAATGGTTTGAAATAGATATGAGTGAGTTTAATAGAGTAAACGATACTGAATATAAAAAAGTATATGTATTACCTTATGAAGTGCTTATAAACATAGACATAGGACAAAATTTCTTTAAAGATAGTGAAAAATTTTTAAATGAAGAAATGGAAGTTTACAATACTTTATGTGAAGAGGTACAAAAAACAAAAACTCGTATAGCAACAACACAACATTATCAAACAGGAGATGTATATAATCAATGGCAACCAAGTGCTAACATATATGATGTTAAAACATTAAGTGTAGCAGGTATGCAAGATTTCTTTACATTATTACCTGGAGATAGAGAACATGCCGTATTTGAATATTTACAAGGAAATGTAAGAGTAAATGAATATATAGAAACATTTAAGTTCTGTGATTATCAAGTAATTCAAATGGCAAATTTGAGTCCTGCAACATTTGGATATGAAAAAGACAACTATCAAAATGTAGCAAGTGTAGATTTATCTATGAATTTAACTGAAATGACTATTGAAGCAATAAAAAGACAAATAGAACCACAAGTAAGTAAACTTATAGAAAACATAGTAAAACTACAAGAACTATTAGGAATAGAAGATAATCGTATACCAAGTGATTTAGTATGGGATTATGGCAACAATGAAAAACTTGATGATGACAAGAAAATAAGAACATTACAAGCATTACAAAGAACAATGTCTATACCATATAGTACACGAGCAAAAATCTTAACACCTATTATAAACAAATTAATAGATGAAGAAGTAAGTGCTGATGATTTGACTAATGCCTATAATAAAGAGAAAGAAGATATAAAATTAACTTATGAAGAATTCTAATTTTATAAGTGAAAGTGTATTTGAAACAAATCTTAATTATGTACGACTTCAAAACAAGACAAAAGAGTTATTTTTCAAATGTTTAGATGAAGGTAGGTCTGAGAGTTATTTTAAAGCCCATTTAAAAGAGATTTGGGGAAATGTAGACTATTCGTACCTAGAAGATGGAATTCACGAATATGAGACACTTATGCACGAAATAAACACAGGCGAAAAAGTTGAAGCAAAAGATTTGAAAGTTGAAAAAGTGCTTCCATTAGTCGCTTTATCAGTAATAAAGAAAATAGATGACAAATTTCAAAATGTTAAAGTAATAGAATATAAAAATTGTTTAAAAAGTTATGGCTATAAAACAGCAAAGGATACTTATTTGAATAAAGTTCAAGAAAGATACACAAATCAAACAGTACCTTATTATTCTAAAAAAACAGGAGAATTAATAAGATATGTTCAACCTAGCACATATAATTCAATGATACATAACACAAACCTAACTCGTACAGGTTGGAATACAACATTACACGATGGCGATGAATTAGACCAAGATATGTATTATATACCAGGTCATAATTTTAGTTGTCCTGAATGTGCTGATTATCAAAACAAACCTATGAGCAAAAGAGATGTTATGGATTTAATAGGAGATGCAGAAGAAGGGGAAGAAGAATTATTACACCCTAACTGCAAATGTGTACTTACATTTTATGAAGGCAAAAAATTAAAACCATATACATCAAAGCAAAAAGCAGAAATGGAAGAACAATATCAAATAAGACAAAAAGTAAATACTTTAACATTAAGAAAAGAAGAACTTTTAAGCGATATGAAAATTGCTAAAAGTCGTGGAGAAGAAGGATTATACGATAAATATAATCAGCTAAGAAACAAAGTAAACTCTGAAATAAGAGAACTAAAATCGGCTTTACCTACTGCTGAATTACAAAAACAAGTAGTAGCAATAAATAGATAAAGCAAAGACCAGCACTCCTGCTTGAATGTCTATAAACTTTAAGCAGGAATGCACTTCTAAATTCGCGATAATAGAAGGGAGAAAATTATGGATATTACAAAATATCTAAAAAATAAGGAAGTTCAAGTATCCGTTGATGATTTTGACATCGAAAAACTTGAAAAAGATATTAGAAAGGGATATGTATTAAGTGATGAAGTAGAAAAAGCAAGACAAGAAGCAACCAAAGAAGGTGTGGCTAATTATACTGCATTAGAAGAAAAATATAATAAATTAGAAAAGTCTTACAATGATATTGAAGCACGAAATACTGAACTTACTAATAATGAAAAAGGATTAAAACAAAAGGTAGAAATGATTTCATTAGGATTTAAAAAAGAAGATTTTGATGAAGTATCTAAATTAAGGAGTAGTGTTTATGCAGAAGAAGAAAACGATGCAAAAGCATTTGCAAGTATTAAAGAACGATATGGAAGCACATTCGGTTTTAATAAGCCTGAAGAACCAAAGAAACCTGAAGTTCCAAATGAACCAAGTTTTAATTCTACAACAAAACCTAGTGAAGAAATAAAAATTACTAGAAAAACAGGAATAAAAGATTTAATAATAAGATAGGAGAGATAATATATGTATAGTGAAGTAAATTTAGATTTACAAGCATTCGCAAAAAGAGTGTATGATAGTATTTTATATCAATCAACATTCTACAACTTTTTAAATATGAATTACATTGGAACATTAAGACAAACTGGTGCTCCAGTAATCGAAATAGCAAAAACTAACACTCTATCAGTAAATGTTAGAGAAACAAAAGAAATTCAAAACAGATTAAATCCATCATTAACTACTTATGCACACACTATGGTAGATTTAACTGAATTACCAATGGATTATTCAATAAGAGTACCATTAGTAGTAGCAGGAAGCGATATTTCAAATGCTATCCAAGATGCAGCAGATTTAGAAGATAGTGCTATTGCAAAAGCAATCGACACTTATGGATATGGAAAATTAGCAGCAGCAACTATCGATGAAGTTGAATGGGCTCCAGCAACAAAAGATGATTATATTACATTACTAAATTCTTTAAGAGCAAAACTATTCAATAAAGACATCACAGGAGAATACAGAATTGGTTTAGGTGCTACTGAATATGCAAACTATGTATCAGCATTAACTTCAGTTCTTAAATTCGAAACTTTACAAGGTCGTGAAGGTGTAGACATGGGTATAATCGCTCGTGCTTATGGAATTGATGCATTCGAAATCAATGACAATGTTATGAATGGAGAAGTTGGATATTTCTTCAACCCAATCGCAGTAGTTGGAGATACATTCTTCAATGCATTCGTTCAACATACATCTCCACAAGGATATCCAGGATACTATGTACTTGAAGGCAATCAAATGTTTGGTGCTGAAGTAGTTAGACCTGAAGCAATTGTAAGATTAGTTAGCGAAATATCTGCTTAATTAGAAAGGGGGTCAATATATGACTTTCTTTACTACACAAGAATATAATGCAAAATATGGAACACAAGTACAAAACTATCAAATAGAAATGGCTTGTGAAATGATATACAGTCATGTGGGAACGAGATATAGAAATCCTAATTGGGACACTACATCTTGTCCTACTGCTGTTAAAAATGCCAGTATGGAACAATTAAGATTTATGTTAGAATACCAAATACCATTTTTAGATAATCGTGGTAGTATTGAAGCAGGTGCTATGAAAAGTGATTTAAAGACTGATTATAGTACATTAGCATTAAGAATGTTATCAAATGGCGATGAAAATTGTCCTAATGGTTATCTATATCGTGGAAATCCAATTAACTATAATATGGGAATGAACTTACCATTCTAATGTTTAACATAAATGGAATACCTGCTGTTTTGGTACAAAATAATCGTAATACGACTGAAAATGAATATTATGATGACCAAGACAAGCAAGAATTAGATATAGTCGTTTGTCCTTATAATGCTGATGTATCAGTAAGATTTGGCGAAAATACAGTTGCAGAAGCAAAAGGTTATTTTATAGTCAAAGGAGATACACCAGTTAAGGAAGGCGATGAAATAATTATAGGAGAAGATACATTCTCAATTATAGATATGCAAGATAATTGGATATGGAATAAAATTGCTAATATAACATTGGCAGTAAAATGAATATTGAAGTACAAATCATAAAAGGTTTACCAACAGAAAAAATTGCAAAATTTGAAGATAAAGTTGTTTATGATGTGGCAGTATTAACAAGAGAATATGCAAAAGGTAGCGATGCATTTCCTTATTTAACAGGGGAATTAATGCGAAGCGAAGTTGCAGCACCTATTGTTTCTACTGATAAAGGTTATGGATTAACAAGTGGAGTAGATTATGCAACAAGAGTATGGAATTACACAAATGCTAAATGGACTAATCCAGCAACCGAACCACAATGGTATTATTCAATATTTAATAAAAATGGCTCAACAATATTGTCAGATGCAGTAATAAGAGCATTAAAGGAGATATAATATGAGTGAAACTGATATACAAAATAAAAATCTTGTATTAATTGATTATTTAAGAAGTTTTATAAACGACTATGTAATAAGAGCAGAATATTCAACAAATGACAATGACAAAAAAGTAATCGTATTACAAGAAACATCAGGAACAAAAGAAATCTTTTATGAAGCAAATCCTATATATAACTATTATAATGTAGATATATATGGAACAAGCATTAAAGATGCAAAAGACACAAGTGTTATAATAGGCAATTTAATAGGACAAAACATATATTTTGATTGGGAAACAAAAGACAAAAAACATGAAACTCAAAAATGGCAAATATTAATAAAACAATTTGCAAATCCTAGAACTATCGCATATAGCGACATTCGTAGAGTATCATACACTATGACTTTGCAATGTATAGTGAATAGAATTGCATAGAAAGGAATTACTATGAATTGGTTTATAAATAATAGAGAAGTTATAAAAAACTTTGCTTTCAATACTGGAACAACTGAAAATCCAAGTTTTACAAGTATGTGTACTGCTAGTGAATTATCACTAAACGAAAGTTTTGATGAACAATCATTCTATACTTTCTGTGATGCAATACAAAGAACAGTAAAAACTGGTGTTGCTTTAAGTATCGAAGGAACAATAAAATTAGATATGAATAACGATGCCATTATATCAATATTAGATGATATTCATACATTGGTATCACAAGGAGAAATAGCACAATACAATAATAAACTTATTCAATTTGATTTACTAACAGGGGTAAGTGGTAGTGTATTAGAATATACTACATATCAAGCACCAGTTAGTTATTCACTTGAAAGTATTGGTGGTGCTGCAGAAGATGTTGCAGAATTTGCAATAACTGTTAATTTTAATGGAACAGGAACAGAAGTAGCATCTGCATAAAAATCCTTTAAGGTAGGGTGGAAAACCTTACCTTTTTAATTTATTAGAAAGGAGAATATTATGAATAATGCAGAAGTATTAATTAAGTTTAAAGCCGATGATAGTGATGTTAATGCTAAAACCAAAGAATTATCAAGTAATATAGGCAGTAAACTTGCTTCTGCTGCAAAAGTAGGAGCAGCAGCAATGACTGCCGTTGGAGTAGCAGCAGGGGCAACAGCAAAAGCATTTTGGGACGGAGTAAGTGCATCTGCTAAATATGGCGATGAGATAGACAAACAAAGTCAAAAACTTAATATTAGTGCCGAAAACTATCAAGCATTAGATTATGCTTTGCAAAGAAGTGGGTCATCAATAGATAGTGTATCAAAAGGTATGAAAACTATCGTAAATGATTTGGGAGAATTTGCAAGTGGTTCTGCAGAAGCAGGAAGTAAATATGAAGCATTAGGTATATCTATGACAAATGCCGATGGTTCTGTAAAATCATCAGAACAAATACTTTTAGAAACTATTGATGCATTAGGTTCAATGGAAGATGAAACAATGCGAAATGCTTATGCACAAGATATATTTGGTAGAAGTGCTGCAGAATTAACACCATTACTTAATCAAGGTGCTGAAGGTATATCAGATTTGATGACAGAAGCAAAAGACTATGGTATAGTTATGGGAAATGATGCAGTTAAAGCAAGTGCAGCATTCCAAGATAGTTTAACAAAACTAAAAGGAACATTTGGTGGAGTTAAAAATGCTATGATGAGTGAATTTATGCCTGGTATTACAACTGTAATGGACGGGTTTAGTGATTTACTTGCTGGAGTAGATGGAGCAGAAGATAAAATCAATGAAGGTATTTTACAAATTGGCGATAAAATATCTAAAAATCTACCAAAAATAGTTAATGCTATATCTAAAATAATGCCAAGTATTTTACAAGTTATTGGCGATATAATTAAAGCAATAGCAAAAACATTATTAGATAACTTGCCAACTATAATAAAGGCAGGTATGGATTTGTTAATAAGTCTTACAATGGGAATAATTGAAATGATGCCTGAATTAATACCTGTTATAATAGAATGTATTTTGACAATAGTACAAGCATTATTAGATAACATAGATTTATTAATTAATGGTGCTATTCAACTTATGCTTGGGTTAATACAAGGAATACTAAATTCTTTGCCATTAATTATAAGTAAAATGCCACAAGTAATAGAAGCTATTGTTATTGGACTTATAAGTGCATTACCACAAATATTTGTTTTTGGTATTCAATTAGTAGGAACATTGCTTGAAGGAATAATGTCGGTAATATCAAGTATACCAGAAGCATTTATAAATAATTTTACTGCTGCTTGGGAAGGTATAAAGCAAGTGTTCGGTGCAGTTGCAAATTTCTTTGGAAATATATTTGGAAAAGCATGGGAAAAAGTTAAAAATGTATTTAGTGTAGGTGGAAAAATATTTGATGGTATAAAAGATGGAATAGCAAAAGTGTTTAAAAATGTAGTTAATACAATTATTCGTGGCATTAATACAGTAGTAGCCATACCATTTAATGCAATTAATTCTGCTTTAAGAGCAATAAAAGGAGTTAATATTGCAGGAGTTGCACCATTTAGTTGGCTACCCACAATATCAGTACCAAAAATACCACTATTAAATGTTGGTACAAATTATGTTCCTGAAGACCAATTAGCAATGATACATAAAGGAGAAGCAGTAATCCCTAAAAAGTTTAATCCTTATGCTAATGGTTTAAATGCAAGTACATTAGGAGCAATGCAAAATGGTAATTTAAGACCAATAATAAATGTATATGCAGACTTTGAAACTGACCCTATCGGTCAAACAGTATCTAACATTAAAACATTTAGTGGTGGTGCTAGAAATGATTATAACTATGGAATGGGGGTATAACCTATGATACAAATGTTTATAGGAGATGAAGAAGTAGTATGCAGCAAAGAATTTACAATAAAAGAAGAAATGTTGTCTACTTCTTCTACCATTCTAAATAATTGCTATCCTAAAAGTTGGGAAGCAACAAAAGATTATGTAAATAATTTCTACTATCCACAAGATTATTCTAAATTTAGACTTTTAAAAAATGGAAACTTAATATTTTGTGGAATAGTTAAAAATACAGGAAATATAAGTTTAAATCCAAGAGAACCTAAATATTGCAGTTTACAAATATTAGATTTTAAAGATTTCTTATCAAATGGCGAAACATTAGATTTTGTTATAAACGAAAAAACAATAGAAGAAGCATTAGAAGAAGTTGTAAATGCTATATCAGGTTATGGATTTGTTTTAGGAAATGTAAATATTCTAAATGGCGATGAAGTAATTGGTGCTTATTCTACTGAAAATAAAACACCTTATGATGTGTTTCAATATTTAGCAGATATAAGTGGTGCTAGATGGACTACTCGTATGGTTAATGAATTTCAAGTAGCAATAGACTTTTATGACCCTACTTTAATGGAAAGAGCCGATGATATAGAATATACACAAGAATATTTTAAAGA